GTAAAAGTAAATCGACAACTCAATGAAGTTTTCAGTAATTAGGAATAAAACATATGCACAAATCAGTATTAATTTTTGTAATGATGATGACATTGATGTTCGTTGGATGCGAAACAGTAAGACAAGTTAAAGCAGGATGCTGGGGTTATTGGATTCACAATGAAGGCCATAAGAGAGGCACTAGGTTAGACAATCAAAATAACAATAGACCTATGAGACAATGTGTAGATGAGAATTTTCCTCATCAAGATACAGAAAAAAGACCATACGGTTAAAGTAACAATTTAGATGTAGAAATACAGATTAGAGTAAAAATGTATAAGTCACTAATGTTCGTTATGATATTACTTGGTGGATGTACAATAAACATGACACCAACGCAGAAACAAGTGGAAAATAAAGTTCCTGTTCAAATAGAGGTGAAACAATCTGAACAAAAAAAACATAAACTTTGGCCACAAGAGAAGAAAGAGTATTGGTATGCAAGATATTTTCATACAATGGCTAATCATCCTACAATTCAAAAGATGTTACGGCCAGATGAAGTATTTGAAATAGTCAAGTGTGCTGTATCAAAATATGAAGAAGATCATGACTATGAATGGTTTCTTCAAAATCTTGGAGAAACACAATTGCTTACACAAGCTAATCACAAGTATGTCTATGATACTACGACAATGTGTGCGAATATAACAAAATCTAAAAATCCAAGACCAATAGATGTGAGAAACACTATATAATTAAAAAGGTTGTAATGGAAGTTGATATACACAAGAACGTGCTGAGTCCAAATGAATATGAAATACTAGATTCAGCAATAACAAATGATGAGTTTCCGTGGTACTTTAGTCCTCATCATTTGGAATCAACTTTTCGTTCTGATGAACCAAATCTCTGGCATTTCACTCACAGCATTTTCGATGATAGACAGTCTTCAATTATTCATGGTGGAATGAGGGGAGATGGAAATACTCTTTCTCAATATAACTCTAACATTACTAAAGAACACGAAAGCATTCTGGACTTTATAGATTACACTTATGGCCAAAGTCAGTTGATACGATGCAAAGCAAACCTCTACACAAATCAAGGACAATCATTTCATTATAAAGATCATATAGACCAAGCAGATTATGGCAATGAAGAAATCATGATTGCTATCTTGTCTGTAGGAGAGTCGAATGGTGGAACTGTTATTGGTGATACTTTTTACGAGTCTGAGAAGAACCAATTAATTGTGTTTGATAATGTTCCGCATCATGGAGTGAGTCAGACTGATTCACAAACAAGAATTTGTATTAATTATAATTTTTTGAAATGGTAAGTTTGGAGAAAGTAAATGAGAACGAAAGATTATCGTAGACACCAAGAAGAAAAGAAGAAACGAAAAGTCGTTAAGGATTATGATAAATGGTGGTGGGGAGATGAGACTCCCCGAATGATAGGTATAAAAGCACACACACCAAAAAATTGTAGTTGTCATATGTGCGGAAACCCTCGTAAATATTGGAAAGAAAAAACAATTCAAGAAAAAAGAAACGAAATTTAAAGATACATATATAATTCAGATATAGATTATTTCTTAAACTTTTTTATACGGCAGGTATGATGAGTAAGAAGATGTGGTATTCATGGGAGGAAATGACGCGAGATGTTAATGTTCTTTGTCGTGAAATTGTTTTAGATAAATTCAATCCTCAAGTAATAGTTGGTTTGTCCCGCGGTGGCCTCACGCCGGGAATTATGATGAGCCATTATTTTAAAAAACCCTTCAAACCAGTTCAAGCAGCACTCAGAGATTTCGCGGAATGGGAAGACTATCTTCCTAGACCTACCGATGAACGCGTTCTTATCGTAGATGATATTTGCGACTCAGGAGAAACTTTTGAAAAGATGTCAAAGTATATTCACAAAAATAATAGTAAATGTGATGTTCGGTTCGCAAGTTTAATTTGGAACAATGAAATCGAATGGGAACCAACTTACTATGCCCAAGACATGGCTAAAGATTCTGACAATATCTGGTTAGTTTTTCCGTGGGAATCTTGGTGGAACGCTCCAGTTTAGTCCAATCGCGGTGATTGGATATTGTGAATCATTGGAAGATGATTCTTTTTTTAACCCAAATCTCGGAAGGAGATTGATATGAAGAAAATTATAGCACTAGTTGTAGGAGCAGTAATCCTTATTGCTTCCAGTGTTTCACTAGTTAGTAAAGAAAATATAAAAGTGGGATACCTTTTGGTCGGCCCCAAAAATGATGGCGGATGGTCAATGCGTCACGAACAAGGTTTTCAGTCATTGACAAAGTATGGTCACAAAGTATTTGGAATCGAAATGGCTCCAGAAGCAGAAGCTGCAAAGTTGTTAGGTAAACTTGCACGAAAGAATGATATTGTTTTCGCAACATCATTTGGTTACATGGATGGTATGGCAAAGGCTGCAGAGAAACATCCTGACACAATTTTTATGCACGCCACAGGTTACAAGGGTAATGACACCAACTTTGATAATTATGGTTGTATGAGTTATCAGGCAAGATACCTCACAGGTGTTGCAGCTGGAATGATGACCAAGACAAACAAAATCGGAGTGGTTGGTTCACACGCAATTCCAGAGATTGTTCGTAACATCAATGCACTTACTCTTGGAGCTCAGAGTGTAAATCCAGACATTGAAGTAAATGTGATATGGATTAATTCTTGGTTCAATCCACCAAAAGATATGGATGCTGCCAAGGCACTTCTTGATGGTGGAAATGATATTCTTTACACAACAACTGATTCACCTAGTGTAGTGGTTGTTGCACAAAAAGCATGGAAACGTGATGGTAAAGAAGTTTGGTCAATGGGGAATGACGCTCCAATGGGACTCAACGGACCCGATAGATACATTACAGGAATGATGTTTCACTGGTCTGGATTATATCAGCGACTTGTGAGCGAAGTTGCAGATGGTACTTGGAAACCAAATCGAAGACTTAATTTGGGACTCAAGCAAAATTGTGTTGCTCTATCTCCGTGGGGCGTGAATGTTCCAGGCAAAGTTGTCAATACTGTTGAGACAATTAAGACTGCTTGGCTAGATGATGACCTTGATGACTTCTATCCGTTTAGTGCTGGTGTCACAAAACGTGATGGTACAGGAGTTCCCCCAAATACTATTAAACGTGGAGAACTTGATACGATGAATTATTTCGTTCAAGGAGTGAACGGAAATCTGTAAGGAGTGAGTGGGGGTTATCTCAAATGACCCCCCAACTTCAATGAGGAAAAAAATGACACAGCGAAACAAGTTTATGGTAACACCAGAAACTATAAAGAAAATAATTGAGGGTCTAAATGACACAAGACAAGTTCCCAAAAACAGAGTTCCAGAAGGAAAGAGAACAATGGTGGAAAGAATTTGGAAAAAAACATAGAGGCAAGTTTAAACTAGATAATATAGATTACTTTACAATTATCGTGTTAATCAGTTCTATTATAGCATTTACATTAATATAAGAGAATGAGTAAATCACTAAAACAAAAATATTCAAACTAATGGGGGCGTCAAGCAGGGTTCTTGCGCCCTGGCCCCTCATTTTTTTATTACTTACATCCTGTGCTCACTACACAGAAATACCTTGTCCGTTTGGTTTAACCGTAAAACAGTTAGACGAAAAATGTAATTTTATTCAGCATGGAAGTACAAGTAAATGGATACTGAAAAAAGAAAATAAATAAAATGACAATTCCGATTATAGATTTTAGAAGTAAAACTTGCGTAGATCAAATGTATGATGCTTACACCACTTGTGGTTTTGCTGTGTTCACACACGTTTACGATGAATGGATTGAAGATTTTACAAAGTGGAAGTTACTCATGGAAGAGTTTTTTCTACTGCCAACAGTCGTAAAAAAACTTAACGCTTATTCAGGTGTGACAGAAAATCTTGGTTACAATCATCTAGAAGAAGAACGACTCACACCAACCATGCCTGGCGATATCAAAGAGAGTTACAATTGGGTTTCACCAGATAGAATGCAGAACAAGTATTGGCCAAGAGAATTTGGGAAACCGAAATTCAAACCTCAGGCGCAGAAGATTGAACGTATCGCACGATTACTTTCATACGAATTTCTTTACAAATTTGAAGAAATGTTTTCTCTTCCAAAAGGTTCACTGGTTGAAAAACACATTGATGGAAGTGCAACGATGCGAATGATACACTATCCAAAATGGGAAGGCGATATTGCAGAAGGTCAATTGAGAGCTGGCAGTCATACCGATTACGGAAGCATAACTCTCTTGTGGCGATTTGATGATACAGGAGGATTACAAGTAGAGAACAAAGAAACAGGAGAATGGGAAGATGTTCCAGTAGTGGAAAATTCTATTGTGCTGAATGTTGCAGATATGTTTTCAAGATGGTCAAACGGAATTCTCAAATCTACTAATCATAGAGTGGTAAATACTGATATGACACAATCAAGATATTCAATGCCATATTTTGTTGACCCTGGCCGTGATGTGATGATAGAAAACTTCACAAACCAACCAGACAATTTTGAACCAATTTCTGCATACGAATATCTCAAATGGAGACTTGCACAGTCATATGTTGATGATACTTATGTAGAGAATGAAGAAATTAAAAAAGAAGGTAATCGATACATTTAGGGAGTAAATGAAATTTTTTAATAAATTACTATTATGGGCAGTATGTTTTTTTATTGGTGGTTTTTTAGGATACGGTTTGTTTACAATAATATTATGATATATAATAGTAATAAAGTTTGAGAGTGTTGCGCCATAGTTGAGGTTAGATTTGACTATCTACCAAGAAACTATCCGGCGGAATTAGTCACCCGCTTAGACAATCCTGTCGTAAATAGATAGGGGATTCTAGCACTCTTATTTTTATCAACCCATAGAGAATTAGATGAGTATTTTTCAGAAAGTCGATTTCAAAAGCCATGCTGGTTTAGACTTGAGTTGGAAAATTGAATGTGATGGTGTTTCCAAAAAAGAGTGGCAATGTCTATCAGAAATGATAATGGATTATCAGAAAAGACCATTTCAAGCTGCTATAGGAATTCCAAGAGGTGGCGTGATTCTTGGTTCTTACCTCAATCAACATTCTACACAAAACCCCGATGACCCATATCTGATAGTTGATGATGTTCTCACAACTGGCGGTTCTATGGAAGACTTTAGAAAAGAAAATTTCTCTGATAAAACTGTTATTGGATGGGTTGTATTCGCTCGTGGATTTCCCCCCCAATGGTGCAGAGCACTATTTCAAATGCCCTTCAATCCAATTGAGAAACTATAAATGCAAATAATTATCGCTTTAGATAATATGAAGTTTGATAAAGCTCTTGAGTCGATGATTCTACTCGGACCTTTTGTTGACGGATTTAAAATCAATCATACTCTGATTGAACACACCTCTATGTTTGAGAATTATGAGGGAGAACTTTTCATAGATTTCAAACTTTGGGATACTCCTACTACTGTATGTTCGGTTGTAGAAATGATTCTTGAAAAAGGTGCGACCATGACTACTATCAGCACCTTCAATAACGAAGAAGTATTTCGATGTCTCCACCAATATGCAGAAGATATAAAGTTGTTAGGTGTAACATATCTCACATCATGGAGCGCCCAAGAACAATATCAAATTACTAGAGAAATGCCACATGCTATGTGGAGAAGAAATACTGAACGAATACGAAAATATGGATTTGTTGGTATCATTTGTAGTGCTCAAGATATTTCAGATATTTCACAAGATTCAAGATGTGATGGTATGTTACGAATATGTCCCGGCATCACTTTCCAATCTCACAATCATGGTCAATCAAGAACAACAAATCCTAGACTAGCACAGGATCTCGGTGCGGATTGTATAATCATTGGTAGGAGTGTAACACAGTCTGATGATCCAGTAAAAACAATCACAGAGATAAAGAAAACTTTAGATCTTGTTATTCCTAAATAGTTCTTTACTATAAAGGTTGGCTCTGCGCCTTGGGATCGAACCAAGAAACTCCCCTTCTACAAGAAGCAACACATTAACGGTGTGCCGTGTTTACCATTTTCACCAGCGCAGAATCAATCTATTTTTCTTCTTTCAATTCTCTAGATTGTCTTTGTAATTGTTCTATTAATTCTCTGATACCATGACCATTATTATAAATTGGAATTGGTTTATCAGATTTTTTCATTCCAATAGACCTGCTTTTTTCATTCCAGAAATCATACGAGTAATTCCGATTCCACCGCCAAATCGTGGAAAGAAATCATGAGAAAGAAATTCATCAAGTTCTTTTTCTACTCTATCCTTACTGAATAGTTTATACATTAGGTCTGCATATTCTCCATCTGATATTGTATGAAACTGTTCTCTCATTTCATCAACATCTGAAGCTCTTTCAGCAGAACCTATTGTTTCCATACCACCGATAATAACATCGCATTTATTTGCAATACTTACTCCTTTGATTCCCTTTTTTTCTCTTTGTTTCATATTCCAAAATGGGGAGGTATGATAAGGAAATTCAGTAAGAAAAAATACATCTCCGTATTCTTTGTACATATCAAGTTCGTGGTTCGATTCAAGGGTATTGTCTGGTGCAGTATATTTTGCACACATACTTAAATAGTTACCGCCTGGAAAGTCTTCTGTGTAGGGAGCTCTACTATGTTCACACTTGAAACCAAGATGTTTGCAGAGATCATTTTCCATTTGTAATAAATCTGCAAAATCGCCAGGCATTTCAAATTCAAACATTGGGAAGATCAATTCGTGTCTTCCTTCAGTTGGATTCTGTTCTTGTCTGTATGAGGTTGAGAGACAGAAACAGCCAGGAAGTTCTGGATTGTTGAGTAGTTCATATTCTAACCACATCTGTCCTGTTTGGGGCAGAGGCCAAGTTTCTCCTGAATACTGATAGGTTGCTACAGTAGTCGGATCTTCACAAGCGGCTAAAATGGATAATCTTGATTGAGTATGAACTTCTAAAAAATTGCGGTCTAAAAAGAATTGTCTGAGGGAGGTTGTTACTTTGGTAAAATCATGAGGTGAAATCAACGAAGTCAATGTTTCCTTTCTATCAAATATTTTTTGATTTCTTTTTATTTATAATATATTGAACTTGACATATCCTATATAAAGTGTTACAATTAATATGTAGAGTGAAAGAATAGTCTATTACTCTTATTATGAATAATCTAAATTGAATAACAAAAAATGATAACAATAAAGATAAGACCGAAAGATAATTTCAATCGTATATTAAGTCGGTTTAAAGCTTCAGTCATGGCTGAAGGAACAATGAAAGTTGTTAGAAAGAAATCTTTTTTTCAAAAACCCAGCCTTGAGAAAAAGTTGAAACGAGAAGAAGCTCAACGTCAACGTAAGAAAGACGAGATTAAACTCCTTCGCAAAATCGAAAGCGAGGAAAGTGACTGGCGAGGAAACTAACGTTATTCAATTAGACGAATTTCGTAAACAAAAATACATTCTCAAAATGTATGTTGGAGGTTATTTCGTACATCCAAAAATGGGTGTACACCTTCATTGTATCGGCATGACTTCTCCGATGCATACCAAAGATGATGAAGTTCATTACATTATCGAAGACAATTTCGGAAATCTATCCACATTCCGAATCGATGACCCACCAGTTGGATTTGTAACATCCAATATAGTAGAATTTTCCGAAGCATGGTATAATGGGATAGACCCCACTAAACCAGTAGAGTCTTAGTATTATAAATACTTTGCGAGAGATATCTTCTCTTATAATTGTTATACCTACCATACCAAAAAAAACATTAGAGTTATTACGAATGTTACGATTTAAAGAATACCTAACAGACATAATGGAAGCTAAGTCAGATGCCACTACTTTCTTTCATGAAGTGATATGTGGAATAGCTTGTTACAACCCAGCAGCTGCAAAAAAAATCGAAAAGGGAGCTGATATAAGACAATATTTTAAGAATGGAACTATAAGCGCAAGAAAAGGAAGTGGGTCAACAACAGAAGCAGATGTAACTTCCCTTCCCCAATTTAGATTTATGGATGATACAGTAGATGTTGATGGTAATTTAACTTCTGAACAGGCGACAAAAGAATTTTTCGATGCAGGTAAAATGAGTGAGAGAAAAAACGATGCAATAAAAGTAGCAGCTGCCATCGTAAAAAGAATTGGAGCTCCAACTAGCACAGTTTTTTGGACAGGCCCAACAAATGATTTATCTGATTATGGTGCAGCAGATATTGCATATAACGAACAGGGAATATCTTTAAAATATGGTAAGGGTCAATTCAAAAATTTAACTGTCGATTCATTCGCAAGAACTGCATTAGGGTCGCCGGAAGGAAGTTTGCTCAAAGAATTACATAAGAAAGTGCCTGAAAAATGGGATTATCTTTGTTATGATTGGATGAGTTTAATAGGTGAGAGCATGACACATTGGAAGACAGGAAGAGACAACGAATCTATTCAAATAAAAAATAAAGCTCTAAAAGAATTTAATAATATTAAAGACCGATTAGGGCCGGATTGGGATATGTATCAAGAAAAAAAAGTGGATGATAATATTGTTCAAGTATTTCATGATTTATTATATAACCCAAAACAAAGATCGGTTTACGATAAGAATGACAAAAAGAAGTCAAGAACAAAACAATTTAGATATATTTGTAGAAAAATATATGACCAAGGCCCAGCTGATATTAGAAAAAAGTGGAAACTGAGAAGAAATGTATTATTTACTGATATATTTGGTGAGTATTTTAAGAAACAAGATGAAACAGTAAAGAAAAATTTAAAAACAGTTTTTGAAAAACAAATTAGTGTTGGTGAAAAAGCTATAATATATGCTGCAAAAGGTGGTTCGGTCATTCAACGTATACCATCAAAGGCAGAATTTGACAAGAATGTAGATGGTATTGATTTTTCATATGAAGGAAAGACAACAGGAGCAGGATATACTTTTATTTTGAAAGCAGAAACGGCAAAAGAATCTAAGAAAATTATGGAAATTTCAATTTTCTTTAGGTGGAAGAGCGCTGGTCAAATGATGGGAAATCCAGATACTTCATCCGATTCTAAAATGTTTATTAATGATTATTCAGAAATATTTATTCCAGAATAAAACAATGCTACGATTCAAACAATATCTCGCTGAGGCGAAAGAGGGAAAGAACCTTCACCTTGAACATCTAGAGGATGAAGTATTGAACAATGGTGTGGAAGGAACACGAGCAGCAATCAACTTCCTTCAGTCATTGAGAGATATGCTTGCTGGTAACTCAAAGAGTAGTGTCAATGTAACCGTCAAGTGGGATGGTGCTCCTGCTATCTTTGCTGGTATCAATCCAGAAAACGATAAGTTCTTTGTAGGAACTAAAGGCGTGTTCAACGTGACCCCC